ATATACCTTTTCACAATCGATCACTAATGCCGATTTACTCGAAACTAATGTCATCCCATCCGGAGTTGCTACCTTATCTGGCGGATCAACTTATGTTGGAAATGCAGCTGTTCAATCAGCCGTTTACACAGTTTCAGTCGAAGTTTTCCAAGCAAGACTTGCCGGTGGAGGACAAATCGAAGGAGTAGATTTTACCAGTACGCCATTCCGTATGGGTAGAAGTTTATTCAATAAATGTGTTGGGTTATTAGGAAGTTATATGGATCCTGAAAGCATGTGTCAATAAATGCCTAATCAGACAATCCTTGAGCAAATCAGAACGCCTTTAGCAACCGCTTTAGCTGGAGTTGCTGGAAACATTTATTCATTTGTTCCAGAAACAGTTATTCCACCAGCGGTAGTAGTTGTGCCCGATTCACCATATTTAGAATTTGAAACAATAAGCAAAACCAATGTAAGAGCCAAAATCAATTTTACAATATCAGTCGCCGTTGCTTACAACAGCAATCCTGCGTCGCTCGACAATATCGAGCAATTGATCATAAGTGTTCTGGCAGTCATTCCAGTTGGATACATTGTCAGCTCGGTTGAAAGACCGACAGTTTCACAAGTTGGTGCATCAACGCTGCTTATCGCAGATGTTCGAGTATCTACCTACTACACACAAACAGTATAAGGAGAAAATCATGGCAACAGTCGTAATTACCGGTCGTGATGTTGGTTTATCTTTCACAGGTGGAACAGATATTCAAGCACAGGCGACTAACGCAGTTCTAACCAAAGTCAACGAGCGTCAGGTTTATCAGACTATGGATGGAGAGGCTTACAAGACAACAAACATTTCAGGAACATTCCAATTGGATATGTTGGCAGATTGGGGCAAAGCAAACTCAGTTTGTGAGGCTCTATGGGCTGCTGCCGAAAGCGCACCTGACACAGATATCAGCATGACTTTGACAGCTGCATCAGGAGCGCAATTTGTGTTCCCAGTAAAGCCAGAGTTTCCAACAGCCGGCGGATCAGGAGTAGATGCACAAACTGTGTCATTTACTTTCACAGTTTCAAAGGGTGCAGTAGTAGAAACATTTAGTTAAAAAATAGAAACGGGAGCAAAAAATGAAACTACCAATCACAATTGAATACAGCTCAGGCGAGCAAGCCACTTATGTAGCCCAACCGCCTGAGTGGGCAAAATGGGAAAAGCAGACAGGAAACACCATTGGGCAAGCAAGTGAGAAACTGGGTATCTGGGATCTTATGTTTCTTGCTTATCATGCACATAAGCGGGAACTTGGTGGATCCAAACCAATCAAGCCAATGGATATTTGGATGGAAACAGTAGCCGACGTTATTGTTGGTGATGCAGACCCAAAAGCCACAAAGCAGGAAGCCTAAACAGGTTATTGGTTGAGTTGGCAATTGCCACACAAATACCAATGAGTGAATGGGTTGAAGCCGAGGACATTTTAACAGCTATCGAAGTATTGGAGGCGAGGTATGGCAAATGAAACTATTGCTTACAACAAAGCCGACCTTCGTGATATTTACAAGGCTTTTAAACTTATGGATGATCAGGCTACTGAGGAAGCAAGAGCGCAATCTGCTGCTTTGGCGTATTTTGCATCAGAGGAAATTAAGCAAGCAGCTGGATCTAGAACAAAGGCTGGCAAAGTTGCGCAAAGAGTCGCAGACGGCGTTAGCATTTCTAAATCGAGCAAGATCGGTGAATTCAGCTACGGCTTCGCACGACAAAAGTTTTCAGGTGGTGCTACTACGCAAACCTTATGGGGTGGCATTGAGTTTGGTTCAAATAAATTCAAACAGTTTCCCAGTTATTCTGGGAGGCAGGGTCGTGGATCCCGAGGATGGTTCATTTATCCAACCCTTCGCAGAATTCAGCCTGAATTGATTAATAAGTGGGAACAAAGTTTTGATCGAATTATTAAGGAATGGGTCTAATGGCAACCGGTAGTAGAACGCTTAAATTATCGATTCTTGCCGATGTTGATGATTTAAAAAAGAAACTTGGCGAAGCTGATAAAGCGGTAGCGGAAAACTCGAGCAAGATTGCAGAGTTTGGAAAGAAAGCTGCTGTTGCTTTTGCTGTTGCTGGTGCTGCTGCCGTTGCCTATGCTGGCAAATTAGCCGTTGATGGGGTCAAATCAGCGATTGAGGATGAGCAAGCACAACTTAGGTTAGCTGCTGCTTTAAAATCTGCTACAGGGGCTACTGATGCCCAAATAAAGGCTACTGAGGAATACATTAGAAAGACTCAATTAGCCACAGGTATTACCGATAATGAATTGAGAGAATCTTTCCAGAGATTATCCGTATCTACTAAAAATGCTACTAAATCTCAAGAATTGCTTACAATGGCAATTGATATTTCAAAAGGATCTGGAAAAGATCTTGGATCAGTAGTTGAAGCATTATCTAAAGCCTATGAAGGACAAGATACTAAATTAGTAAGACTTGGCATTGGTATAAGCCAAGCAGATGCTAAGGCAATGGACTTTAATGAAACCACAAAGGTTTTGACTAATCTTTATGGTGGAGCAGCCTCAGCAAACGCTGAAACATTCCAAGGCAGAATTGATCGATTAAAGCAAGCATTTGAAGAAGCCAAAGAGGAAATTGGCTATAAACTTTTGCCTATTCTTGAGGCTTTTGTTAAATTAATTATTGAACAAATAATTCCTAGACTACAAGAATTTGCTGCTTATTTTGACCCAATCAAACAAGCAATTATGGATAACAAAGAAACTTTCCAAGAGTTTGGTCAATTTATTGTTGATTATGTTGTTCCAGTTTTAGTCAATGTTTTGGGTGGTGCATTAAAAACAGTCGGAACTATTGCTGGCACAGTTATCGATATAATTGCTGCCGTTATTAAAGGAATTCAAACTGCGGTCGATGTTGCTTTGGCTGCCATCAGAACTTTAATTGCTGCCTATAATGCAATTCCAGTTTTACCAAACATAGGTTCAGGTTTTGGCGGAGGTTCAGGCTCTGGCGGAGGTTCGCCGACTGGACTAAAAACTCCAATTGCTACTCAACTTCAATTAGAATATGGCGCAGCGAGAGGTGGCACAACAGTTAATAACATTACAGTTAATTCGGTCGATTCTGAAGGTGCTGCTAGAGCTGTTGCAAAAGTCTTAAATGAAAGTGCATCAAGATCAGTTCCACAGCTTTACAATAGTGGGATTACTAGGGCTCGATAATGACAGTTTGGACACCAGACTGGAAACTGACTATTGCAGGTGTTGATTATACAGATATTGCAATTGCTGACATTGCCCATCAAGCAGGTCGAGATGATATTTATACTCAACCCAATCCATCTTATTTGCAAATTGGTTTAGTTGCCTTATCTGGTCAAACCTTGCCTTTTGCTATCAATGATAGTTTAAGTTTGCAGGTCAAAAACAGTTCCGGATCTTATGTTAATTTGTTTGGTGGAGATATAACTGACATTACTGTTGAGGTTGGTGCAACTGGATCAGTAGCGACTGTGGTTAATTACACCATTCTAGCAATGGGTTCATTAGTCAAACTAGCCAAAGAAATCTACAACGGAACAATCTCACAGGATGAGGATGGCAACCAGATTTATGATTTGCTTTCAAGTGTCTTGCTTGGATCTTGGAATGATGTTCCAGCAGCTACAACTTGGGCAACCTATGATGCAACTACAACTTGGGCAAATGCAGAGAATCAAGGACTTGGAGAAATCGATCAACCTGGTCTTTACACGATGGAAAACAGAGCTGCTGAACCTGACACTATTTACAACATTGCAAGTTTTATTGCTGACAGCGCATTTGGTTATTTATATGAATCATCTAATGGAGATATTGGTTATGCTGATGCTGACCATAGGCAGACTTACTTAGCAGCTAATGGTTATGTTGATTTAGATGCTAACCATGCTTTAGGTCAAGGATTATCGACAATTACAAGATCAGCCGATGTCCGCAATGACATTTACATCAACTATGGCAATAACTTTGGATCACAGGAAACCGCAACAAGTCCAGAATCCATTGCCTTGTATGGCTACAAATCCGAAAGCATAAACTCAGTATTGCATTCAGCCGTAGATGCTCAAGCCGTGGCAGATCGATATATTGCCCAGCGAGCCTTTCCATTGCCAGCATTCCAATCCATAACTTTTCCAATAACCAATTCTGAAATTGATGACAGCGATCGGGATAACCTTTTGACTGTTTTCATGGGTCAGCCATTAGACATTCAAAATTTACCTTTGCAAATTTCATTAGGTCGATTTCAAGGTTATGTTGAGGGCTGGTCTTGGCGCACAAGGTTCAATGAATTGTTTTTGACGATCAATCTATCGCCAGTAGCCTTCAGCCAAGTGGCAACCCGATGGAATGCGGTTTCGGCAGCTGAGGCTTGGAACACTTTAAGCAATACTTTGACATGGGAATACGCTACAATCGTAGCCTGAGATAAAGGATAATATGGCAACCACTACCAACTACAGCTGGACAACTCCAGATGACACCGCTCTGGTCAAAGATGGCGCAGCAGCGATCCGATCACTTGGAACTTCAATTGATACAACCACCAAGAATCTAAACCCATCAACAACTCTTGGCGATATTGAGTATCGTTCATCCACAGCAAACACCAACACAAGACTTGG